AAGAATCCATAAGCCCTTTTTGCGTTAAAGTAGCAACTGGCAGTAGTCCTCCCACAACTTGTGCAACCTGCTCTTTTGAAATCATTCCAATTGCCTTTCCTTCGTTATCTATACAGACAAATCCAGAGATGTTACTAAGAGACGGGATAGTCAAATCCTTAACAGATTTTGCATGTTTTAAAACTTCGTCCGTAGTCTGACCATCAAACTCCGAGGTATATTTTACTTCTTCTTCCATGGCAATTTATTTTACGAGTTTATAATATTTTGTTGTGTCTTTAGATGCTGTGTCAGCAGCCACCGCCAATAGTACAGGTGTGCTATCTGTAACTGATTCAGGTTTCAAGTCTGCTGACACTTTATGCGGCTGTAGACTCTCATACATATCGACACCTGATGTGAAGCGATAACCAACGTTAATCTCCCTGCCTATGATGTCATCAAATGTTGGGAAAAACTGTTTGTTTGCCAACGCATCAGCAGCACTCATAGGTATCTCATTTATCTTCTCTTTAATTCCAGAGAGTAACGTACTTACATTGGACAAATATTCGGTGGTGATATTCTGATTGCCAAAAAGAGCAGCCTGAGCTTCCATACTGGCCTTCTCCGCTTCTGTAATCTGTTTCCACTTAGCCGCATCTTCCGGACCTTGTACAATTACCATCTGTCGAAATGTTCTCTTATCAAGAGAGACATCAGCTACCTCTGTGAGATAGCATTTTTCATCTGCTGTGATTTTCATAATTTATCTGCTTTATTAATCATATTTTCTATTGCGTCAATAAAACGTGGATTACCGAACCTGGAAAATTCCCTAATCAGTTCCACCTCTTTTTCACTGTATTCCTCCTCACCATCAGAATTGTATATCTTACGGCACAATTCTAAGGATGCAACTCCTCTACCGGAAGAGTATATCGCATCTGCAAACATTTCTCTTACATCTTCCACTGTTTCCGTAGCACGGGAAATTCCATTAAAAACATGTAATTCTTTAAAGTTCAGTTTCATAATTATCCTATTTTATACAATATACCATTTTTAAAATAAAGTGTCTTAGAATATCCATTAGGCGGTACATATTCTGCAGTACCGGTATAACCTTTATAAATAGTACCTCCGTCATTAAACTGCATCTTGCTTGGAGTTATTACAACAAGACGGTCTTTCGTCTTATGATACATCTGGAAAAAACTCCCCAATGTAATGTTATACTCGCCCCGTTCGTCTTGAACGATTCCTCCGTCATTATAAAATACCATATCAATCGAACCGGGACCTATAGTCGTAACACGTCCCCTTTTGTCGTTCATATTGATACGCGAAGACCTTGAGTCACCGCTACTGAAATATTCCATGCTCAAATAATGTATATTATCATCACCACAGAAAACAATTGAATTGCTATATGATGATAATTCTATGCGCTCTCCGGAATCACCTGTTTTGAAAGACATAGACCCTGCACTGTCCCAAGAGATATGTCCGTTTGCCAGCTTCCCACTACCATCGTCATTTAAAGCTATCTTCCCACCTGCAATGTTAATAGAACCGTCTGCACTGTCCAGATGTTTTACCTTCAGTGAGTTCACATCTATACATTCCGTTTTCAGGAAAGGCTTCCCGTCCTTTTCTGTGAACACAGCAAGCGGACTGCCTGACGTACTCTTCAACAAGAACTTATCCGCCGTCACCGTAATCTTCCCGGATGTGATGTCGATACCTGTTGAAAGTAATTTTGAAGTATCAGCCTTGCCATTCAAACTTTGATTTATCCCAGATATGGTACTGTTAAATTCTGAAGAATTAACTTTCAGTGATATAGCACCATTGACAGCTTTTATTTCAGTGGTAAGTCTTTCTCCCAGCTCATTAAACTGGTCAGACACAGATTCCCCTGTGCTGAATATGAAACTGTCAGCCTTTATTTTCAGCTTACCACCCGATAAATCAAAATATCTTGTATTGTCTCTTTCACCAATGTATGTTCTTCCATATACGTTGACATAACATTCCTTCTTTAATCTGTCATATCCTATTGTAAACACATCCTTACCAGATAATGAATAAGAGTTTATCCCTTGATAGAATGTCAGGTATGGCGCACCGTCCCCGTAGGCCGACAGCACTATCGCGCTCTGATAGTCCGGGTCAGATATGTCTCCAAGCTGTACGATTACGTCACCAACTGCCGGTATATCGCTGTCTGTGTCACAATGTGTATCGGATAACTCTATCCAGTCTTTGCCAACAGCTGTGACTAACCGCCACCAGTAATGGTTACTAACATTCTCATAGACTCCAGATTTGATATTGAATGTTTGACTGCGTACCAGGTTACCTACACGGAAACGGTTTTCGATAGCTGTATCTCCATCATCCGTCAGGAAGTAACAGCGGTACACGGCACCATGAGAGCTTGGCTGTACGTAGGCCCTGCTTCCGTCTGAGTAGTATTTCGCGCTTCCATCTGAGTAGAAGAACGGAACCGCATCAATACGCTCAACCTTGGTTATCGTAGCACGCGCACCTGAAGCGTTGAACATGAAGGATGCTCCGGCCAGCTCGGTCTCCATTATTGATAAAACCTGGAAGATGGCTTTCTTACGCACATACAGCTTGTCAATCCATCCGACGGATTCACCGCCTTCCTCCGAAGAGAATGACATGCCGGCACCCATCATTCCTGTAACGAAGTCAGGCGATGTCAGGAAAGGAGATATAATACCACCAAGAATTTTAAGGAGAAAATTTGTCTGGTCTTCCTGGTCCTTACGCAAGAATATCTTCTTAAGTTTTTCGTTGTTGTCTACTATTTCCTGTAATGTTCGAAGTGCCGAGAATACATTACTATCAGTCGGAATAGTATCATCATTCTTAGTTATTATCTCAAGAAATATTCCAAATCCTCTGATAAAAGTACGAAGATCTTCAAGTGAAACTTTCCTACCTTTATTCAGCTCAATCATATCATCTAATGACAGTGCATTAGTCTGAGTAAGTTCATCTATATTTACACTGTCTTTTTTAATCTGATCGATTACAGTTTCTGTTATAACTTTAATTTCCTCGTCCGTCATACTGTCAACAACCTATTAGAAACTTTACGAAAAGTAGAATCATCCACCCTTCTTATCTTCATAATGTTATCACTCTCAGAATTATCTACAACATCAACGAATGTAAGTGCCTGTTTGAACACATAACTTCTTCGGCTATCAATTACCTTATTAACCTCTGGAACGCTTGATTCCATCCTTATGTAGCGTTCACCGTCAAAATACACATACGTACATGAAAGTATCCTGTTCAGCAGGTCTGCATACCATATCGGGCATCCAAGGGAATTCCCAAGCGTAAATGACTTGTATGTGAACTCCCTTGAATATATCTCTGATACATTATAATCCGAATCCGTATATTGCTCATTGCTAACGCCAAATGACCAATCATCATCCATGAATCCACCAGGAGCACGCCAGTCGAAGAAAAACTGGTTGTCAGAAATCCAGAACACACCATCCTGCCGGCTCTTGTTGTCCTTCATCGAATATTGTATCAATGTTGTATTTTTCAATACGGATTCATCCGATGTTATCCTGAATACGTCTGATTCTATCCCATTAATATCAACAACATAGTACCCTTCAGGCAGCGAGGTAATAACATAATAGTACACTGTGTCATGGCTGTTAAGACTCCATACACTCCAGTTTATATCTGTTTCAGTTCCTGTATTTACATTGATAATCTTTCCTGTTATCTTTCTCGACTCATACTGTGCTATAACTTGAACCATTATCTGGTCAGATGGAGAAAATATCTGCACATACCGGCTTGGATACGAACTTGTATCCGAACTCATATTGAAGAACAATGGGGTAAACGGGCTAATCCTATACATGTTACTTTAATTCTATTAATTCATACTTTACCTCTTCAATATTGGCAAGAGTATATTCCATACTCTTGACAGCACCTATAATATTCTTACCATCAAATTCAAGTTCAATGCATGAAACATTCCAATCAGCTTCTATCAGGACATTACCCATAGAAAAAGATATGTCGCCACGACCAAACATGGGCACACCAAGTTGAATATCTTCGCTTACTTTCTTTCCTCCAATCACAATATCCGAGTTCCCTTCCGATGATGCAAATGTCAGCTTCCCGGCAAATGAGGATAAATAACTCATATTAGCCTCAATCATATAAAGCGGTGCCAGAAGAGCATTGAACACTGAGTATGTATATGTACCCTGAACATCTACACTTCTGTCAAGATCATATCCTGATTTATTTTCAACTGCACACACAATGAATATCTGCTGGTCACTATCCGTTGTGGTTGAATCCTGATTTCTTTTCTCTGCCAATTCAACGAAACCATAGCAATCTGCCCTATATGGGGATATAAGACTCAGTTTTGAATCCTTAATAGTACATCCGGTAGTATATGTATTGTTGAAATTGAATTCATCAGAACCATTGTTACCAAAGTCATAATCCTGTTTTTCATACCCAACCTGTACGGTCGAATATATTCTGTCAGAAGCTGCCGAGTAATTAAATTCAGACACATTTCCTATGACAATCTTATTATCGGTACTAAAAAGTTCACTCCTGTGTACAAATCGGACATCATTTCCGTCAATTACATATACGTATCCATATACTGCTTCCATATATTCGCAGAACTTCGAGAAAGATGTATATATACGTGGAGTATCCATTTCTCGAATACTCTCTGCTGCAACAAGACAAGAGTTTTTCAACCTGCTGTTAGTAGTTCCTGCTACACTTTCTGTTATTGAGCCGGTAACGTCCTTTTCCGGAAATATCTTTTTCAATATCGCATTTAGCAATGTAACAGGCCTTACAATCTCAATCTGGTAACTGTCACCCCTTTCGTCCCATGATGCTCCGCATTCACCAGTGTTTATTCGCAAACTTGATAAATCTGCATGCCCTTGCCTTAATGGATTTTGATTAAATACAGCATACTGAAGCTTTTCACCTTTCTTCAACTGACCGGTCCACTTAATAGAATCCGGCCTCGTATTAGAATCAAGCGACATCAAATTTGAGTATCCACATGTAATAGGTTGTATAACACCTTTTGTGTCAATCTTGAACAAAGCAAATCCGAAATGTGTATATGATGAATATTCTATCGTACTAAAGTCTATAGTTATAGTTGAATCACGCAAGCACTCAAGAAACCAGCTTGTATTACAAGGATTGGCAGGGAATCCCCATCCTGTGTTGTCACCTGATACCGAAGGCATAGATTCAGACTGATCCTGGAAAACAAATGACTTGTTATGAACTTCAGAACCTGAATCTGTAGTCCCGATATATGGTATCCACCACCAGTCAGCAATTCTGTTGTCAAACTCTTTCCTTGTGTAAGATTCTCCTTCGACGGTATCACCTGATAATATAAATACCTTATCATTCCTGATTATAACACCATCGTAATTCAGTTTTTTATCAGCTTTCAATTCTTCTACAAAAAACTCATACGTGGTGCCCTTATTAGCGTTTAATACTGATTCAATACCATTATCAAGACATGATATACTGGCTGAATATGAATCATACGAAAATGATGAGAAATCAAGCTGACACACAAATGCTTCTTCCAGCTCCCAGTTATTAGTTGTACGAGATATAGAAAAAGAAGCGTTTGCATTGACTCCATCACGAGAAAACAGTCCGACCAGCATATCTCTTGCATCTGATACAAACTTGAGTGTGCTTCCACACTTTCTTGATACACCATTCAACCCAGTGCGAGTATATGTTATCTTGATGTCAGACAGATTTTCAATCATGTTTGAGACATCTATTACCTCTGAATCTATATGTAAAAAATATCTACAGATCATCTCGTTTCTATTTCATTTTCAAATTTATAAAAATAGGCAAACCTTAGTCGATTTGCCTAAAATCCTACGTCTATGAAAATAAATAAGAAGCTGAAATACAACAATTTGAGAAAAACCGAAGTTATCTAATCATACTACTTCTACAGATAAGAACATCTCCAGCAATCCAATCTCCAGGCATAACAGATTCTGATGCTGTTGCCAGGACGGTTGCTACATAATTGAACGGCTGAGACTCCAGTTTTCCATCAGAGTTAACAACCATAACATATTCATCAGTCAATTTAATTGCAAACCCCTCCTTATCAAATTCCTTAAAAATCAAAGGACCTACATTCTTTCTTATCGGAACAATCTCTATATATCCATTAACAGAATCCTTCAATTCTTTCAAAGAGAAATCACTCCCATTTGCCGGGAAAGTAAATGATACTTCCCCGGAAGTGGTAACAATAAAACTTTCCATATCAATAAACAGTTACAAGGTTTTCAATCTTAAAACATCTCATCTCTCCTTTATCTACATCAAAGTAGGCAAATGTCTTATAACTTGGCCTTGTCAGTTTTTTTCCGTGAATTGATGTTCCGGCAGGAAGATTGTACAATGTTCCAGAAGCGTGTCTTATGCTTCCGTCAACTTTCTGGAACGCAAATTTAACAATGCCTCTTCTCATTTTTTTTGCAAGTCTGTATAACTCCCATGCCTTGATAAGACAGATTTTCCACGTGTATTTTGTTGTTTTTGCTAACTGGTGTGCATACTTCATCACTCTTACTCGAAAATTACTCTTTTCCATAATGTTAATATTTGGTTTGACTTATATTTTAATTGTACTATAAAGATAGTTCAGATTGACTATATATGCAATCGTAAACTTCACCATTTTAATACGTCAAACCATTATTAACTTATTATTTTCCAATACATTTACGTATCATTTCCCTGGCATATGAGATTCGGCTACGAACAGTTCCTGCAGGTATATTCATCTTTTTCGCTATCTCTTCATAAGAGTATCCTTCTGCATACATTACAGCACAATCTACTGAGCATGATTTGCACCTGCACTTTTCAATTATTCCATAAAGTTCATTCTTTAGCGTTTCATTTTCGGCATCGAAATAAGAATGTACATAATCAGCCTTTTCCTCAGAATCAAACCGGATAAGCAAATCATGATTGTAAGCAGTTATGTATGTGTTCAGCATTATAACGCTGCACCATGGCCTGAAACTTTTTGAGGAATCAAATTTCCTTTTGTTGGAAAGAATCTTATATATGGTTTCCTCGGCAAGATCTTCGGCATCCATTATATTCCTACAGTATTTCCTCGCCATTCCCAATATCCACTGATATTGCTCAATCACTATTTGCTCCACACCCATGACCACGCAATATTTTCATTCCAGATGATGAAAACCGGTTCTGCTTCTCAGCACTCTTCCTGAGCAAGTCTATAAGGAAATCAGGATTGTCGCAAAGTGACGATAAAAGGTGAATTATTATATCACATTTCTCATTAATTACAGGCAATAAAGCCACATTGTCGAATTTTTCTTCCATATTCATTACGATTATTAGTGTCTAATCGTGTTACTAAGAACATGTGAAAAAATTCGACAACGAGCAAAAAAGTTATCTAACGATGCAATTTTCTTTTAATTTCAACATCTGCCTGATGAACCATATTCGCATACACACCTGCAGTAATGATTCTTGTGTCAATATTCATTTTGAAATAAGTCATAAGAAAAGCTATTTCCCGGTCAAATGACGCACGTACATCATCTGGAGTATTACTCTTTCTATCAGCAGAAGAAGTATCCTCAATCCTCTTTCTCATGTACTCAGCTTCTGCAATCATACGGTCTATTCTTGCGGGAATCTTTTCACGCTCAATACCAGTAATTCCCATTTCTGACAGAAGTCCAACGACATCATCTACAGCGTTTATGCTAATAAGCGCCTTCAATATCTTTGCAATAGTTATCCTGTAATTAATCTTGATTTTCTCTTCCTTGTAAAGAATCTCAGACTCAACACCTGAAGGATTCACTATGCACTGATACTGATATATCAATTCTGAAGCCACATTTTCCAGCATGGATTCATTATCACCTTCCTCAATAAGAACTTCTCTGTTTCCACAAAGAAGTTCAATGAAATCAAACATACTAAGCCTGCTTAAAGTGTCTATCATAATCTTGTTCTTTTATAATGTTCATAATTAGAGTTGTATGCTTCCTTATGTATTATCGTCATTATCTTCCTGAGTTCTCCACGAATTCCTTTCATTTCACGAGATAATTCCGAATAATCATTAACAACAACAGGGCTATTTGTCCCTGAATCATATATAGGATTCATACTTACATTCCCAACGAATTCATTTATATCAGGGAATACCTCTGCACCACGCGGTAAATCAACCACTGTAGGAACATCTGGAGTTATCCACGACTTACCTCCATACACAACAACCTCCTGCTTTCCACCATCACCAACGATAGCCAATCCTCCAATATGGCCACCGTTCTTCGTACCTTCCTTGTATGCAGGAATTGGTGTTGCTGCTATAGTAGCAACCTGAACTGCACCCATAGCAGCAACTACCCCGGCCATTATAGCTCCAAGAACAGGTCCTAACTGCCATGCTTCCATTATACCACGCGCCGTTGCAATTCCAGTCTGTGCAATCTGTACAGCTTTATCCCACTTAGCCTGCTTCTGCTGTAACTGAACTTTCTTTTTCTCAAGTTCCTCATTTTTCCTTGATGTTTCAGCTTCAGCAGCTCTTTTACGAACCTCAGCTTCTTCCTCAGATATTGCTCCACTTTCGGCAAGTGCTTCAATCCTTTCAACATCAGCATTGTACGCTTCCTCATTTGCCTCCTGTTCCTTCTCAATATTGTCAATATCGCGCTCATATAAAGTCGACATGAGACTTCCGACCGCACCAATAGCATCAGACGCAACCCCCATCCATCGCTGAGCATTCTTCATCCGTTTTTTGTAAGAATCTTCTTCTTCATCCTGTACCCTCTTTATTGCAGCAATCTCGGCATCAGCTTCAGCATTTGCCAAATCAGCCTTTGCTTTCTGAAGCTGCTCGGCAAGTTTTTCCCTGTCGTCCTGGCTAAGATTCTCAACAGAAATCTGTTCCTCCAACGAGTCAACAGCAGCCTTAGCGGTATCAATAGAATACCGTTCTGTTATATCAGCCTTCTTTTTCTCATATTCCTCATCCGAAACAAGTTTCTTGGCATGCAGCTTTTCCAACTCTTTCAGGTCGGAATTATATTGCGCATTCCTTACAACCTGTTCCGCTGCTGCAGCTTTAGAAATCTCATCAACAGAATCAGCAGCATATTCCTCATAAATCTTACGCTTTTCATTGAGGTATTTCTTTTCGATGAGGCTTACATCGGCTCCATTACTTTCAGCAACCTTCATTTCTTCTTCCTTCTGCTTATCAAGTATCTCAAGACGCAAGGACATTTCTTCCTCACTACCTTCCTCAACGGAAGCAAGACGATTCTGAAGGTCAAGACTTGCACGATTCTTTTCATACTCCTCAGAAGCCTTCGCCAATTCGTTGTTCATTTCTTGAAGTAACGATTGTCTCAATGCCATTTCTGCGGATGAATTACCTTTTACGGCATCAATCTTCTGCTGGTAACCATAGCGGATTGTGGCCAGTTCCTTATCAAGTCCTTCTTCCATCAAGGCAATACGTGACTCCTGCAATGATTTTTCGGCTTCAAGGCGTGATGATTTTTCATCTGCTGTCTCTGAAACTGCACTTCTTTTTGCTCCTGGCATCTGGTAACTTTCTACAAGAGAAATCTGTCTGTTCATGTTTGATACACCTCTCTCTGCAGACATCCTTTCACCCCACGAGCTTTTAATGTCAGAATTTATCGCTGAATTAGTCCGGTCAATTCCAAACATCTGTCTCCACAGGCTTGCGTTTTGATATTCGTCATAGTATTTTTTATTGATATTGACAGCTTCCTCCAAATTTTGCTTTTCATATTTCAAAGATCTTCTCATCGTATCAAGCCGTTCTTCCTTAGCCTTTTTAAATGCTTCTTCCTCTGACATTCCCTGCTTGACATACTTTTCTCTTGCATTATTGATTTCCTCATATTGTTTAATTACGTCAGTCTCTGCATACCTTTCTCCTTCAGCCCTGGCCTGCTTTTCTTCTCTCTCAGAAATTTCCTCAATACTCTCAATTCCACGACGAACAAACGCAAGTAAATCTGCATTCATTGAAGAGATTGAACTCTTTATTTTTGCAGACATTGTTTCAAACGCACCTCCAGTAGCATCGAATAAAAGAGATAACTCAGTAGAAAGCCTTTTCTGACTCTCTATCATATCTTCCTGAGCCCGGCCTAATTCACCTGATTCCTCCTTTACATCTCCAAGGCTTGTCTTTATATCCTTCAATGTGCGTATATATTGCAGTCCGGCATCCTCACCAGGTCCCCCGAAGATGTCAGCCAATGCGGTTCCGACAACAGATGCACTATCCGGCAACTCGTTAAGCCGCTCAGATACCATCTGAATAATGTCAAACGTTGTTTTCTGGCCTGATTTCAACTGTTCCTGAACCTCATCAGCCGAAATGCCGATTCCTTCAAGTGCCGCTGCGGTAGCTGTTGTCATTTCACGGATACGAAGATTACCTTCCTTGATAACGTCCACACCCTTATCAGAATAGATACCAGACTTAGCAGCCTGTGCAGTAATAGCAATGAATGTTTCAGCACTTATCCCAGCTTCCTTAAAGTATGCAGGATACTCCCTCAGCGTGTCCAGGAACTCACCGTTTGCATCAGCACCGGCAATGAATCCGTCCTGAATTAGTTTCAGGGATTCTTCAGCGGAGATACCAAACTGCTTCGATACAGCATTTGCACCAATCAATACCTCCTTGAAATCCTTACCGTAGAAGTCTGCAATAGCCTGCACTTCCGTGCGGTAAGCCTTCAGGTCCTCTCCTGACTTCTCAGTGAACTGCTGTGTAAGACGTGTTGCTTCTGTTAGTCCCTTATTGTAGTTCACCCACCATCCTATCCCTGCACCGGCAGCCCCAACAGCTCCAAGACCAAGAAGCCACTTGTTCTGAAATATCTTACCAAACCCGGACAAACCTTCAAGCACACTTCCTGCATTACCAAGAGATTGAAGAGAGTCGCCAAAACTGCCTGATATGATTCCGAAGCTACCCATGGAATCATTAAGATGGTTAAGTTCCATCCAGGCCGCTTTAACTTCTTCCTTATAGCTACCGATAGTCATCTTCTGCTGCGTGTAACGGTCACTGTTACGCTTTATGTAATCAGTATTTACACCGATTGTAGAATTCAACTTGCCGAGCGTATTTCTGTAATCCTCGTCGGTATCTTTCAACATATTAGACGCTTTACGAAGACGCTTGTTCACTTCTATAGCTTCTTCTTTACTATGCACCTCCTTATCTGCCAACTCCAAAGATTCCTTGATGAAACGGATTCGCTCCTCTTCGGTCATGGCAGCAGCCTTTCTGGTAGTATTCGCAGCTTTCTGAGCCTTATTCATTGCTTCCTCAGCCTTAGCAGCCTGCTGCATTGCCTTGGATGCTTCTGCTGATGCCTTTGACAATTCCTTTACCTCTTTTGTACTCAGCTTTTCTGCATCTGCCTTCTCCTTGATTTTCTTCATCAGTTGTTCAGCGACCTCTGCTTGACGACTGAATGCATCAGTAAGTTTTTCAGATGCGGAAGATACGTTCTTAGCCTGAGTATTATATATGGCCTGCAACTTGTCAATATCTCCCTTTACCTTGACGTCAACAGTAAGTCCCTTGATAAGTTCCGAGGCAGCATCCTTGTAATCCTGCCTTACATCTGATATTGTACTCCTAAGTTCCTGCAGCTTCTTCAATGATTCCTCATCGACGAAATCCTTCAATTTTAAATTTCCCATCACAAGTAATGTTTATATTCAACAATAACGCCATCCACCTTGGTACCTTCCTTATCGAACGAGTAGGTACCGTCACTCTTCCTGTACACAACGTACACGCATCCGTCCAGCATGGCAGCTTTTTTTGCGAGCATGGCTACACGCTCATAGTCTGACATGATTCTCTTATTCTCACAACTGCATCCCATCATTTATACCCACATTGTTTGAAAAACCGTTTCAAAAAAGGCTCGAGAAGTTGAAGTACAACATACTCTCTTGCGTCCTTTCCCAACATCAGAATGTCATTCCCGTATTTCCTTACTATGTCAGGACCATCAACGAATCCCACAGTATCAATCAAGAGAGTATCACCTGCAACAGATGCGCGGATACTTTCATGGAACGGACCGGTGATATACAAGTTAGGAACATCAACAGGCCTTGGAGGAAGATTCAGTCTCGGGCTTTTTATCGGAGGTGTTATCTTCTTTTTCCATGCTATATATCCGTCAGGATTGTTATGCCATATGGAGGTAGTCTCATGAAAATACGGATCATCAGAATAACCAGGCCTCAGACTGTCTGTATTACCGTCAAGACCAGAATATAGCTGTTCCCTTACAAGGTCTGCAATTTCTATATTGTTTTCCTGAAGGCAATCCATACATGACTTTTCAAATCCTGATGCAATTCTGTTTATCACATTCTCCAATTTCTCGAAATCAGCCATACATACAATTAAAATTAAAGCCGGACTTCCGCCCGGCTTAATCAACCAAAACCATCACTTATCAGCAGACTCACCGTCAGCATCCTTTACAGACTTACCAGCAATCCGGTCATACACGTCAGAAAGTTTCTTTCTTCGATTCTCCTCAGCAACTTTCTGCCAGATACAGGTCATGTGAGTATCAATGAATTTCTTTTTCGACATCATCTTGACCTGCTTTTCCACAAAATTGACTCCATCTACAATCATGACGCTTTGACCACCTTAACAAATTCAACCCATTTGACATCATTCTCGTACAGAACAGAAGGTGATTTAACTGAAATCTCACCTTCACCAGGAGTAATTTTGAGATAACCGTCCTCATACGAAGCAGAAGTAACCCCTTCAAATACCTCGGATGCACCTGAGGACAATGCAGTGGCAAATTCTGCAGTTCTGTCATAGCCACCGACACATTCAATAATCTTGAATTTGTTGCTTTCGTTTTCAACCAACATGACCTCAGTCAACCCTTTAATTACATTCGCAGGATTGAAATCCAACTTCAAGTAGTCAAAGTTCAACTGGCTGTCTTCTGCATCCATGTGGCAGAAATTTACCGTCATACTTGACTTCGCACTGCTTGTGCTGAACGGTGTGGCACCTGGATATACTGTTGACATCGGAATTCCGGCAAGAATATCAGTTCCATCATTGTAACCGATAAGCATTCTGTTTGAATCCCAGAAGTACACATCCCATTCCTTGTTAGCACAACGCAACAGCTCAGCATTCAGAATTTCATCAAAACGAGGAAGCGTGAAAGTATCTGTCTGAGCGTTGAGGCCATTGTACTGGTTCGCTCCGTATCCCACAGCACTAACCTGAGCTTCACCACCATTCTTCGCATATTCAACGAATGTATGAATAGGACAAATTCTGCCTGGTCTGTCAGCATGACACTTTTTTTCCAACTCATCGGCAGTAATATTTGCCGGTAGTTTTACTCCATGCTCAACAAGTATTGCACCTTTTACCTTACCCCAGTCAACCTTGCAGGCCGAACCACCTGTATTCATTTCTGCGCTTTCGCACACTCTTGTATTTCTCATTATCTACAACAACTTTGATTTTTAACTATTAATTCCATCGAGCGGATATTTATGGCGTCAATGGGCTCGCTCACTGCCTCTCCGGATTCCGTATAGGCTCCGTATCTGCCATACGAGTAGTTCTCAGAATAATCATGCGGAATGATGTTGTCATAGTCTATATCAAACCTTCCATCATTCTTGATAACCTCAATCAATCTTTCATAAATCGGACGAAGAATGTTTATGAATGAAGCATACAGACGCCGTTCATTGCTCCAGCTCTTAGTTGATGAACACGCTATAAGGATATTCAGTGAAACCTTGGAATAATAATCCAGACTGTCTCTCTTCTCTGTTACAGGACAGAACAGTACGACAAGCGGGAACTTACGTTCTGATGTTGAAGGTACTTTGCTGTATTCATCAAGTTTATCCTTCACATATTGTGCCGAACCAAATATGTAGTTCAGTTCAGGATTCTTAACTTCCTCGAACCTGTCATTCTCGATGTCAGCAGGCATTACGATTGTAAGGTTCCCACTCATTTCCTTTACTACATCTCCAATAATCTCAACGATACCTTTCATAGATTGAACTGGTTAATCTTAATCAACATGTTAGTCTGTGTGACAAGGTCAATCGGACAATTACCATCACGCGCCCACTGGATGAACTTCACATTGGCGGAAACCATCCTGTTCCATGCAATAACCTGAGCATTGACAGGTGAAATGTACTCATTGGCGCACTTCAGCCGGACATTCCCGGTTATTGTAGCTTCCGATGAAGAATCACGAAGTATGTGGAACAGCACGTAATCAGCAAAAGGCTCTTTCAGTTTGTTGCATACGATTTCATACTTAGACGGCTCAGTATCTTCGTTTCCTTCTTCATCAGACATATCAAGGTAATCCATTGCATAACCTGCTTCCTTCTCACCGAGCATGGATTCAAGAAAAACAGACTGCAACTTCTTGATATATGCTTCAATATGACCGGTTACTGCTAAAGAATCGGCACCGGCCGTCTTTGATGTTGAGGCGTTTAGAATATGACGTGGGCCTGATACAAAATATGACACATCAATCAACATGGCAATTCCTTATTTTTTCGCTTTCGAAGCAGAAACCTTTTTCTCGTCCTGAACAACGGCTGCCTTTTCATCTTCGGCAGAAACCTCTTTAGTGTCGGTTTGCTCGACTTCTTTAGAGTCTGCGTCTTCAACATCTTTGTGATCATCCACATGTGAATCAAGTTCTGCCAGTTTGGCTTTCAGTTCATCAATTTCTTTCTTTTGACTCTCATTCTCAACAGAAAGCTCATCTATAACCTTCTGTTTGCTCTCTAATGCCTTTTCGACATCTTCCTCAGACACAAGTCCAGCTTCCGAGACCGGGGTGATGGTAATCAACCCACGGCCAATTCGGATACGCTGTTCTTTTATTACAGCTTCAAGAGCCTTCTTATCTCCATTAATCAAATACATAAGCATCATGCTTTAGTGATTGCTTCTTTCAATGCTGACAGGCTTCCATAAGCGAATGCCCACGGCATATATACTGGGAAAATTACTTCTTCCTGAGCAATGAGTACAACTTCGTTCTGCAGCTTACTTTCAACGTCCTCAGCCCATTCAAGAGTCAAAGAGGTGTAATCAACAAGGGAAGCAGCCATATTGAAATCACCGATAAGATATTTCCCTGGCAGAATATTGTTGGTTTCGATAATAGGACGACCTGCAATATATTTCACACCGTTTACGGTAGTTATGATACCAAGATTACGACCAGTCGTGTCCTTCTCAGACTCAATAGCGTTCACAGTAATAGGATTCAAAGCAATTGCATTTGGAGTGTACTGAGCGTACGTCATTACAGCGAAACCAGTCTTGACAACATCCAAAGAGTTTGGCTCCTCTACGGATTTGAACGCACTATTGCTTACCTTGAATGTCATTGATGCAGTAGAAGTCTCTTCCGAGTACGCAACGCCCTTCAATAGAATCTGCCGGTCATTCATCTTGACCAACTGGTTTGCGCTGTTAAGAGCAGTAATTCCTGTGGCTCCTGTAAATGTGATTGTCATTCCGTCGAGAATTAAGTCCTGCGGATTTGTGAACTCCACAATCGTATCCTTGTTTGAGTTACATCCGGATACAGACTTGACGGAACCTGCAGTACCGCTGACAATGGAATCACTGATGATTTCCTCAATAGGATGCACCCCTGAATGGTTTACAATGCCAAGCAGGTTTTCTCCATTTCCGTCACCAAACAGAATGTTCCAGTCTTCAGCATTGTATACAGCCTCAGGCAGCATCTTTAGAATGAATGACCGAATAAATACACGGCTCTTGAGCATTCTCTTTGACAGACGGATATGAGTACCAAGACGCTTCGTACCTGTCTGTTGTTCCTTCACTTTAATGCTGGATTCGGGAAGCTTTCCATTCTCAGTAACATAACGCGCATTTCTGTCAAAATCGTACACCTGTGTGAACGCAAGATTCGGGTACTTCGGATCTCCCTGCAATGTAGTGATAACATCACGCATATGGACACGCTTGTTGGCTACCTGCGAAACTACACGATTCTGCTGCTGAGTAGTAAGGTGGTCTCCTGTATAGTTATCTGTCATGGAAACAATATCCTTCAAGCAGAAACCGTCGAACACACCTGACTTACGGCAGTTTCCAGAAGCGAACTCCTTGAATTTCTCTGAATCAAGCATTTCGTTCAGTTTCTCATCAAACTTGTTGATGACTTCCATCCCAATTCCCTTCGATTTCAATTTCTCGATAGTTTCACCGAGACCTTTAACCGTTTTAATGAGTTCCTCGTTATCCTTGGCAAGCTGCTTGAACTTCTCATCGTCATAGCCGTTCAGCTTTTCGTTGAGCCCCTTCAATTTGCTTTCCATATCTTCCGGAGAGATAACACCCTCCATCGCCTTGTTGACAACATTACACATCATCTGTGCGATGTTTTTCATAAATGTAGCCTGTTCCTGAGGCAGACCGTCAGTCTTAAGACCGAAATCTTCAACTGTAAATTTCTTCATCTTCAATTAAAATTTTAATCATTATTACTAAATACCTTATTCAAAGGACCGAAGAAAGAAGTGCTATCAGCGGCTTTTTTCTTAACATCATCATCTTCTTGCTTACCGTCAGTTTTATCCTGAGTGTCATTGGACGGCTCAGACTTTCCGGAGAAGATGTTTGTGCTATTATCCTGCAACAAGGCGTTACTTCTATATACTCTCCCATAGCATGCCGGGCAACGGACGTATGCCATAAAGTTCTGTACAGATTTCTCGGTCAACTCCAGTCCTTCCGACTTTACGGAATCAATAAGTGCAATAACTTCTGCACGTACTTCCGGTTCCAGTTTGTCTATCTCCTGACTTACGATACGGTCAGTAAGCCAGCTCGAATACATGGCAGCATTGTCAAGCACCTGCTGAGTAAATGTATGCTCATGTTGTTCATCGTAATCAAACTGGTGTCCGCAATGCGGGCAAGTAACCACGTTACCTCCATTAATTGCTTTAAGCAGAAGATTCAGTTCCATATCATATTGTTTTAATCGTTCTTCCGAATAATCAGTATTTCTGAACGCTTTCCTGATGAACTCAACTGCCTTCTTAACCTGCTCCTGCGTACCTGACTTGAGATTTACAAGGAATGTCTGCGGGTTGCTTCCCCAGCTTGTAAGAGTAGAATACTCGAACATCTTCCATTCAAGCACCTTGCACGGGTCAGTCTCGTCACGCTTGATTGCTTTCACACCGATAGAGTGTTCAAGTGTTCTGCCATTCTCAGCATACAGCTTGTAATCAGCCAATGTATCACGTCCAATCTGCTTCTCAAGATTAAGCTGGCCAACCATGATTAGGTTTCCTTCTTTTTCTTCTCCGCTCAGTGGAACGCCAAGCAACTGGTCTGTACGGTGATTAAGGAACCATCTCATTCTGCCTATATTCTCCTTCAACGTCTTGTTGAAAGAGCCAGGCATGGAAACGTCGTTCTGTGAGTCTTTCACACCGATACCGTTCACAGCTACCGTTACGATACCCTTCTCATCCACATCATTTGCCTTCGTTCTGTACTGTAGGCTTTTGGTTTTCTCTTCCATTTTCAACTTCACTTTTTGTGTTAAGACTTATTACTTGTTTTACTATCTCTCTTTCCTCGTCTGACATCTCGAACAAAGTCTTGTCAAACAGAGGTTCTTCGAATCTGCTTTCCTTGATTTGTGCCCTCCAGTCATTTATACTGATGAGGCCGCTAAGGAACTGCTCCTTACATCTGGTATTAACCATTGTCTTGACTTCCTCAGCTTCCTTCAATCCCTGCTGCAGACAATCCACATCAGAAAAATCACAATCCAAGTAATAGCCACCTTCTTCAAGTCCAAGAAATGCAGTTAGTTGCTTGCAGAATTTCTTGGCCATCGGTATGATGGTAGATGTATATACAGCCTTTTCCGCTGTTGCCTGATTGCTGAATGTTGCCTGGTCCTTACGCGGTACAAGCACTGAAGGGATACCGTATGCTCCGGCTATCTGTATAGCATCAGTCAAGGTTTCTTCAAATGGCTGCAACTCACTGATAGTAAGATTTGTCCTAACGAACGACAGAGGAACATCACTTAAACCATAAGGAAGTCTACGTTGGTCCAGCCCAAATTTTCCAAAATGGCTGTCAAGTATTTCCTTCTTTTCATCTTCTGTCATTGCTGCAGTACCAGCTTCATCCTTCTTATTGGATACCAGGAAACCCAAACCACCACGTTTTACGTAAATCACGTTTCTCGCTTCATATACAGCAATAAGGTTGGATATAGGTTTCAGATGAGCGGCCAACCTGCTCTTTGATTTCAGGAACCCGTTTATTGACATATATTCAGGTGAGCCGTCACGGTCATGCCATATCTGATATGAAGGGATTTCCATCGTACTCACATATCCGTAATTCATACGGTAACAACGGATAATATCATCTTCGGATGCTATTCCAAAGATTGGACTATTGACACTTCTGTTAGGCTCTACATTAACAAAATCAGCAGGAAGTTCCCAAAAGTTATCACACCATTTCCACTTTGGCTGGTCCTTGAATGTTTCTCCCATTGCTGCGCGAAAAAAGGCATTACCAGTGCACAACTTGTAAACGAAATGTGAATATATCAACTCGTTCCAGGACATAAGGCAGTTAGGCTTCGTTAGAATCTGGTTCATTCTCTTGTTTTCCCAGACAACGCTGTCGTCCTTTACCTTCTTCAATTGGAATCCGGAACCTGATATGCGTGAAGCTATGTAATCAATGGGAAAGAATACCTCAGGAACAGAACGGAACAGTTCCATGTAATTATGACCGCAAACCAGTGGGGATACGAATAACTCATGCACGTCACAACGGTCAATATAACCACTATCTTTTACACCCTCCTTTGGTGTTGATATAGTATGTGGTTCACTGGCCATTTTCAGCCCAGCACATGCCGGAATAGTATCCTGTTTTAAAATTGTATATCCCATAGTTTATCCTTATATGACAAAGATAAATTATGGGTATATACGATGTTGATTTTGCAAAAATCTTGCATTTTTCCTGTTTGGTTAAAATGCAAATAAATCACTATGTATCAATATATTGTAAATTAAACCAAGCTTACCCTAATTTTATGATGTGATATGCCATACCACTCAACAAAGCACTGGCTCCACTTATATTTTCATCATTGTAGTCAAGAACTTCAGTTATGAATGCCATATACTCATCATTTTCCATACCGGTCTCAGAAAGCAGGAAGTATGACTTGATGAAATCGGATGTAGCAGCTATTCTTTTATCCATATCCTGATATTCCTTCTTAATCCTTACTTCCGGAAGTGTACTACGCAGCTCCCTTGCCATCTGGAAATATGCAGGTGACGATTCCACGATGTACGTTCCTGCATCATGTGAACATATAACAGACTTCATCTCTTCGAGTGATACAGTTTCACGCATTACGAGGTCAAGAACATGCCATTTTTCTCCACACCTTGCAACCTGACACATATAGAACTTTCCTCCAACATTCGGCATGATGTACACTATCTTCTGTGAATACTGATACTCGACTGAAGGATTGAAGAATCCGAACACGCTTCTGTCAGAATACATGTTGCGTTTACGACGGCTCGAGAACTGGGAATACTCCTCGTACATGATGTCATGTACAACATATCTCAAAGTATCGGTAAGGTGTCCGTGTTCCTCATAGGACTGTTTCGTTACGCTGTCCTTTATCTTTGTCTTGAGGATTGCGCCATTGGAATCCTTCTGTACACTCTGATAGTCCTCTATTGATACCCTGCAACCATCGTCTATGCTTATGCTGAGGCCGGGCAATGATTTTTCAAACACAGCATTTACAAACTCACCGGTCATGGATACGGACGGGTTCCTTTTACCAACCTTATCCTCAACAATCCAGTTGTCTTTCTTCAATGTTTCAATGAACAGGTCCATGAATGAACGCTTCTCATCGTCGATAGTGTTGGCCGCTTTTGCTGATGCGTCACCATGAAGATAAATTTTATCGTCATATCCAAACTCATGCAGTCGCTTGGATACCAGTTTCGCGGCTCTTCTTGCGCTGTTGTTAGGGCTGTCTGCCGTGGTCTCAGCAATCTGGTACATATCCTTACCTTTGCTAAAGTCTACCTGCCAGTAGCCGACAGATATGTACGGCAATACGTTACTATCGACAGAAAGATGAATCGGCAATCCAGGTATGAAACTGTATTCACCGCTGTTCTTTCCTATATTGAACGAACCGAGGAACTCGTTTCCGGTCTTAATTACACCCCACTCTCCCAACGCATACACGTTGTAGTAATCCGGGTCATGAATACGGTCATGCTCGAAGTCCATCACACACTGCTCATCGTAGTATCCATACGTTCCATCAGGGGAACCTACAACCCAGAAGTTATTCAGGTATGTTGTCTGGATCACGACCATATTGGGAGGATACTCCTCAATTTCCTTTGTAACAGGATTCACTATTGAGCGTCCCTCGTTCATCTTCAAAGACTTCACCTTTGTCAGCTCTGAAGGTATTATACGTCCGCCAATCTCTACAACCATAGGGACATCATGCAGTTTCTCGTTGTCCAGCCAGTCCTTCTTTATCCAGTTTGTCTCTGATATAGGGTTGAAGTCTGCAATAATCTGCTGCCCTTTCTTACCACGCAGACGTTTACGAATCTGTTTCAAATCGACAAATTCAAATTCTGACAACTCCTCAAGCTGTACCCTCTTGTAGTTACTGATACCCTTTATCTTTTCGGGGTCATCCAAACCTGAGAAATCTATCTTCGCACCATTTAATGTGCATTTTATTGAATTTTGTATGAACTTGAAATATTGTGATATACCAAGCAGTGATACAGCTACCTTATAGTCCTCATAAATAGTCTTGCTGATTGATGCACCAAACTTCCTCATCACAAGTGTATTCTCACCGTCCTGCAATGTCTGTATAAGCACAGCCTGTGCTACACTGAAAGACTTACCCGAAGATGAACCGCCATATAAGATAATAAAGCGTATTGTAGCATCATTTAGATATTTCAGCAGATAGAAGGCATTCGGATTGAGTTTCTTGTGATTTACTATCATAACCAGCTACTTTTGTTCTATTCTTTAGATTTTTCGTATTATTTCTTGTATAACCCCCGATATTTTTCTAACCTAATTGTTCTATTTCTCAGATTTTACTCGTCTTCATCATCAAAACCTATGCGTATTTCGTTGGTTTTTGCGCCATCTTTACCTGTTAATGCTATCTGTTGAGGCGCATTCCAACCGTTCATGGAAGCAAGCAGTTTAGCAGCTTCAACCTTACCGTTGAACTCATAGCTTACCTTACCCTTGTCATTGCTTATCTTCTTCATGGCATTTCTCACACGCTTCGGCATCTGGCTGGGAGATTTCAACTTTATCTTTCCTGTTACAGGATCTACAAGATACAAATCGTTCGGGTCCATCATGACAATATCCATGAGAACCTTTTCCACTTTATCACGGCTAATTTTCGATGCTTCTGCACGTTGGGCCCTCAATTCGTCTATCCTTGCTGCAACCTTGTTACTTGCCAGCATCCGGCTTGCATTGCTCCATATCGTCTCAGGCTGCATCTTTGATGCGTCATAGGCCATCCTGTATGCTTCACTTGCATTACCGTCACAGTCAAGGTAATAATTGCAGAACTTTTCCTGTTTTTCGGTCAATTTCCTCATAGGCTAATGGTTATTAATGCCGACGATGCAGATTACCTGTTTCCGGTCTTTCAGCAAATCGTAGGCTGCTGTTAATGTACTTCCAGTCGTGCAGATGTCATCAAAGAGTATTACTCTCTGTTCCTTAATTGGCCGGAGAAGATAAAACTCAGGATTAATACGTGTCCTGTTGAGGCACTGCATTGCAGATTCATAGAATTTTATTTTCACCCCCTGGGCAATTTTTTGACAAATGTCAGTGGCGAAATGGTACTCTGTGATGTGCCTGCGCTTCGGTGTGGTAATTATGCACCATTCATCGTCCGGCCGTATCAATGAAAGTATCAGTTCCGTGGCGGCTTCCGAAATGACTTCTGCACACTCACCCGAACTCTTGATTTCCTCAAATGGAATTCCATCCTTTGTTCTTGCAAACAGGGATATGTAATAAAACCCGCCCTTACGGTGGATTCTTACTTTAGGCTGCATGTTGCATAACCTTTCGTATTTCCTCCAGCCGCGGGCGGGTTTGTCCCAGTCATCAATCCTTATCTTTCTACCTTTCCTCACAGCCAAAAACCTTTGCTATCCCTTTACTGACTGAGGTGTAATTCAAAGGTACTGAAAAAATACCTTCATCGACAGATTGTACAGGATTGTCGAATTCTCTCTTTTCGGAAACACACTGAATATCAACGCCATTGTATTTCCTTACTTCTTCCGCAAATTGAAGTATTGTACAAGATTCATGATTGACAATGTTTACCAGCTTCTTGTCAGAACCTATCGCATATATCAACCCGTCCACCACATCATCTATGTAGGTGAAGCACCTGGTGTTCATTCCCCCATTATACAGACTGACCTTTTCCGAATTCATGAGAGCATAGAGAAGAGTCCCTTTCCGCTGGTCAGGTCCGTACACGTTATGAAGGCGTACACCAGTCGCATTCCTACAATAAATTGAAGCATAGACTTCATCAAAATGTTTGCTTACACCGTACATACTTGTCGTGTTGCATGGATTTGCGGTGGAAGAACTTGCATACACCAGTTTCACACCGAAGCGAGTACATCCGTCAGCTATCGCAACGAATGAATCAATGTTGTCACGAAGTATCTTTTCATGATCCGAATTGAAAACGCTGGTCTGTGCGGCAAGATGTATAACAGCATCGATTCCACCCCCGGCCAGAAGGCACGGAACGCCGGCAGCTTCAGTTCCACACACACGGTCGATACCGACCACTTCAACACCACGACTTCTCAGATTCTTGCAGAGGGCTTTACCTATAAAGCCTTCACTGCCGGTTACGACAATTTTCATCATCACAGCTTGTTTAGAATTTTACATAAAACATTCAGTATGTTACCCAGTAACATCACTATTATTATCAGAAGTGCGGTATCCTGCTCAACCATCCCGATGGAATAGCAGAACAGGACAGCCACAATCATAAATATTACTCCTTTGGACTGATAATGTTCCATCAGGACTTGATATTAAGTTCGTACTCATATCTGCTGACGGTCTTATATCCGGTAACAAGTACACGTTCACCGGAATACAGGCCGGATATGGTGTTCTCAATCACATCAAGAGAAACACGTTCATCAAACTTCAGGAACACCCTTCCTGGCACTCCGCCAGCGACGAATGAGACAAAGTAATATGTTCCACGCTCCCAGTAGAACACATATAGGATGAGAAATGAAACTACCACAGAGGACAGATAAACCCAACTGGACGGTACATCAAAATCTCCTAAGATTATCAATGATGATAATACCATTGATACAATTGCCCACTCTAACAGATTGATGAGCAGGCCAACAACTTGTTTTTTCTTTGCTTTCATAAATTAATTTTTGCAGGTTAATAATTCAAAATCATACATTTACTGCAGTGCTTCGCATATTTTCTCTATGCATTCAGCATTTTCTTCGTTTAACCATTCCTTGGCCACATTCCACGCAATACTTTTACTCGCTTTGAAATTATCAATTCGAATACTATGGTGAGACAATTAGTTCACGAAGATTAAGCATCTCAGGACTGTCCTCTATGCTTTTCTTCATTGCATCATAACGGTAATCCCTGAAGAACCGGGGATTTTTCGGAAGGCCATCAAGCTGGCCCTTATTGAAATCCAGCAAACTGATCTGGATTGTTTTGAAATCAAATTCTGTTGTCATATACCAACTATTTAAATCAACAACACTAATAATCAACATCACACAATAGCCGGAACATCACTTAGTCAACGCGGTATGAATTAAACTCAACCTTATCCTTCAATAGTTGTTCGATGTCATTGCATCCTATCTTCTCAAGATAGGTAAGCGTAGCTATTATGACATCTGCGGCTTCTTCCTCACGTTCACTCCAGGATGGTATATGATTGCTTCGCTCCTTACCAGCTTCAGCAAGTTCCCTCCATTCTGACGATATGGCCAGCACTACGGCTTTAGGAGAAGTAGTTTCTGTCATTTTTTTTCGCTTCAACGCTATATCAAAACATCTTTTTGCAAGTCTGTTTAACGTAATCATAATTATCTAAGTTATTGTTATCGGACTATATATCAATTAAGCAAATGATTCAGGGCGAATGAATTTTCTCCATAATGGTTGTTAAGGTTAAACAAAAGAGGCTGTCTCAAAATAGAATTGTAAAAGTAAAAATCTTATAGATTGAAACTTAGAAATAAAAAACCTCCTGCTTTAGCCCTTGTTTATTGCAATTATAGGACTAAAAGCAGGAGATTTTTATGTTGTAGCTTAAAGATTGTAAGTAAGCCTATCTCTGTTTTTTATTTTGAGACAGCCTCCGTATTCTAATTTACTGCTCACTTTCAAGTTCCTTAAGTCTCTCATTCATCTTCTCTTCCTTCTTGGCGTATGCACTTTTGAGTTTTGAAGTCATCTCATTGTACTTTTCAGGATATTGCTCGCTGAAAAGCATATTCTGCAATTCCTTCAACTGACTGTCATACATTACAGAAGCTTCAGATAATTTTGTACGAATAAATTCTCTGTACCATCTGTTTCTATCCTTAGCATTATCTGTAACATATTTCACCATATCCATCTGACCTGTTTTCAGTCCTATTGAATTAAGGAACTGATACCCACAATTCTTCAACACCAACACATCCAAAATTGTCTGCTCGTTCAATGTCATTCCATCGGATTTGCTTGTATAGTCAGTCATATCATCTGCCCATTTACGCATGGTTTCAGTTGACTTCTCAACCATGAGTTCCTTATTGCGCTTAATCTTCTGTCTGATATTCTCTGCCTCAATCTGCTTTGATACAGTACAAGCACCTTTAACAGATGAAGATTTCTTGAGATAATAAAAAGAAACCTTGAATTCAGGCCTTCTAAAATTAAGAACCTCAATGCATCTATACAACTCATTATTTTCGAGCTTCTCTGCAATCCTTTCATCACCCTCATTATACCAGCATTGATGGTCGAATACGTTATCATACACTACCTCAAAGCCCATATCATTGTACATCCTGACTGCATCTTCCTTTCTCTTCTTCTCATTTTCATTATCCCATGATTTTGGAGATTCAATTAGAATGACTGATTTTCCGAATGTCAGCGGCTCTCCCTTTTTAACAAGATTGTCAGCCTCCTTCATGACACGGTATTTGACATATTCCTGCTGCTTCTTCTCGAAACATTCACGATTAATGCACTTCTGTTCCTTTCCTTTCATTTCATAGAAAAGGCACCCATGATTTGCCGTATTATTGATGCATCCGGAACATGATGGAATCGAATCACTGAAATTATCCTCAGAAAAGAACTGTGCCTTATCAATAACACAGAACAAGTCATCAATATATTCCTTTATATCAGATATGCTTGCAGCACTCTCACCATTCACGTTCTCATTATAGAATTCTTTCTGCGCATCTATATCGAGTTTAGCCAGCAACATTGCTCCTGATATTGGGATAAGTTCCTGTCTTAACATATCTATAAGCTCAGGAATAAGCCCTTTCAGCTTAACTCTGTCCTGAATGAATCTGATTGACTTACCGAATCTGACAGCAATGTCCTCAACCGCATTTCCGTTTTCAAGAAGCAAGGAAAATGCTATCGCTTCCTCAACAGGATCTACATCCTGGCGCTGCAAATTCTCTGTTATCATAGCGTCGAAAGCCTGTTCGTCAGTCATTTCCCTTACTATGCAAGGTATTTCATTGTACTTGTCAGATTTTTTAGCCAGCATATTCCATGCTCGGAAACGTCTTTCACCGCATACAATCTCGTACCTCGGTTCTACAAATACAACCTCGCCGGTTTCTTCATCAATATGTGTTTCTTCATCGCTGATTTTCCTGACTGTGATAGGCTGTAACAAGCCCTGTTCTTCAATATTCTGAGCGAGTTCATCAATCTTCGCTTCATCAAAAGTTTTACGAGGATTCATAGGTGACGTCTGTATTAGCATCACCGGTAGTTTTTCGATTTGTGCCATAATTTTAATATTTATTGGTTTGACTTTTAGTTTATTACATCAGTAAAGATAGTTCAGAATGACAAGTTTTGCAAACAGAAACTTCGCCATTTTATAGCCTTTTAATCACTGAAATAAATTCACGTTCAACAGTCTTTTCAAACGCATTCATCTTATCCATGCTAACACGTACAATACAATGTCCGTTAACTGTAAGATGGACATTGTACCATTCAAAATGACTACATATCTCATCCTTTTTCCTAAGCCCTTTTTTGTTGAACTTTATTTCATACACCCTTATGTTTGCAGTCATACTCTTCAAGCTGTTTTTTCAGTCTTTCAAGTTTCTTCTCTTTCATGAAGGAAAGTATATCATCAGATCTACGGAGCGCTTCCTGTGCACTCTTGTCTCCATGTGATGCCAGAACCTTCAATTGTTTGCGGTAATCATCATAATACAACCCAGATTCCTCCTGAACTCTTACCTTATGCTCATTGTACGATATTACGTCAGCCTTAGCGCATCTCTCACGATTGTATTGATTCAGCCATCCCATGATAACAGAGCCATCCAGACGATTATATATCTCTCCGTATCTACCCTTCATAGCATTTCGGAAAGCCAACTTCAAATCATCAATCTTGAAATACGGATATTCCTCGATAATTAAATCAGTTGTAATGGCTACCTGTGAATCATTCATTGTATTTGACGCATTGAAGAAATCCACAACCTCCGACAGCAATATCACAACAATTGCACGTGCATGATTTTCTCCGAATTCCATGGCAACTTTTACAAGTGCCGGCACTGATGATGCAAAAACATCATCGATACTCTTAGGTTTCAGAATCTGTAAGTATTGCTTCGGCGAGGCCTTTAAGACGGCTAACTGATTCCTTTCTGCCTCCTGCCGTATTGTTATTTCGTTTTTCGTCATAATTACCCTCCAATATCTTAGTGAAGTTTCCAGCCTTGAAAATCCAGTCAAAATCGCACTTCCAGTTTCTGTCGTTACACCCTAAAAGAAATGGACTGGCAGCCACCTTCTTCAATACGGTGAATACAGTTTCCTTGTCGTACTGGGCTATTCTTGCCTTGACAGCCTTGCGCCTTGCTTCGGTCATGTTCACGACCATTGACAATTTACCGTTGAAAGTAGTATTGAAGTATTCCTTCAATCTGACAAAATCAACATGCTCTATTTGCGGATGAGGATTCAAAGAAAGCTCGTCTTTCTTTGTATCTCCTGAAGGAGATATTTCTTTATTATTTTTTTTACTTTTCTTTTCTTTCCTTTCCTTTACTTTACTTTGTGTACTTTTTGAGGAAGAAATCATCATTTCTTCGGAAGAAAAAGCTATATCTTCGGAAGAAATGATGTTATATTCGTGAATTTCATTATTTCTTCTACATAAATCGCATATCTTCTGGTACCTTTCTTGTATTCCTTTTGACGTCAATATTTTTTCAGAATCATACAATTCCTTAGAAAATAACCCGATTACCAAGCAGCATTTAATGACCTCACGTATATACGCCTCTTCAAAGCCCGTTTGTTCCGATACAAAGAAAGGCAACTCTTCATCCCACCTCATGTAATACCCTTGTTTGTAGATATTACATAGCAGGAGAGCATATACTGTAACAGCCTTACCACCCTGGTATTTGATTAGTTTTCTAATTCTCAAATCTTGAAAAAAATCAATATCAAAAGGGAAATAATCAAGACCAATCTTCTTATTTCTTCCCATATTAATGTTTTTGATACGTTACAAAGCTAAGTTACATTCAGAACTCAATCGGAGTTACCTCATATTCGATACGTGGTTCCTTCTTGTCGATGAACTTCTGAATGTCTATTTGAACACAATATCTGTCATTATCAATCGTCTTGGTCTGCTGCAGGCAATCAAGAAGAATCTTAAGAGAATTGTCCAGATCCGGTCGGTTACTTGAATAATATATCTTTGCTTTCAGCTTGAAATATCCCTTGACCATCCTACCACGTTCCGGACACTGGATATAGAAATTCTTTTCATATTCAGTAAGAACCTTCTGTTTGGCCAGCTTTGCATGACCACCGACATTTACTATCTTATAACAGTTACTCTTACTTGGTATCTGTCCTCTTATCACATACATAAGCTATAGTATTACATTGGTTAATTGTTTTCCGTTAGTCTTTATCATCCACTTTCCTTTTTCCGGCTGCTCAATCCTCAAATCCTCTACCCTACCGAATGTTTTAATATTTCCACACAAATCAACAACCCATCCTTCCTTCCCTGGGTATGGACGGATAACACGACCTATCATCTGGTAGTATAAAGCAAGTGACATCGTAGGCCGGCAAAGAACGATTGTATCCAACTCCGGGTAGTCAAATCCAGTAGTGAGGACACCGCAATTAGCGACAACCTTTATCTTTCCGGACTTGAAGTCTGACAAGATCCGTTCACGTTCTTTCTTCGGAGTCGTTCCACTGACCACTGCACTGTCTGGTATCTCATGGGTTAGCATTTCAGCCTCCTTTACAAATCTCGTGAACACAAGTATTCCACGTCTCGGTATTCCACTCTTAGGAGCCAGCAACCTTCTTACCATGCTAATCAGATAGCCATACAGGTCAACACGTTCAAATTCCTTTGAAAGACTCGCTTCATCGAAGTCAGCACCGGTAGAATTTCTTCTGACATTCACGAGTTCTATCCTTGTCAGATCATAATATTTCAGTTTTGTTAGAAATCCCCTTGCTAAGAGTTCGCTAACCTGACAATAATATATGACATCACTGAATACTCTCGGTCTGGTTCTTGTAAGGAATTTAAGCATCGAACCGTTCATCGTGCTGCACAATCTGTAAGGAGTAGCAGTAAGTCCGATAATACGTCTCTCAGCAGCTGCGAAGAAATCAGCATACATTCCTTCTGTCGGGTTAACCAAATGGCATTCATCAATAAGAATATACCTGAAATGCTTGAAATCTTCCATGTGATTATATACGCTACCGATAGTGGCGAAGGTAATTCTGTTTATATCCTTTCTCTTGACAGAGGCAGAATAGCATCCGGCATCAAAGATTCCGTATGTCTGCAACTTTGCGAAGTTCTGTTCCAGGATTTCCTTGTTAGGCTGGAACACCAGCAACGGTTCATTCAGCCTTGCTGCTATGTCAGCTATGATGAGGCTTTTCCCGGCACCGGTAGGCAATACCATAAGATAATTTCTACCGTTTTTCAGTTTGTAGTGTGATATAGCTGCATTACTGGCATTCTGCTGATAATCTCTTAATTGAAACTTCATATTCTGATTATTCCTTTATGAACTTTTTCATGACAGGAAGCGCACAGAGTGACAAGGCAGTCAAGGTATTCAAGTTCCTTTCCTACGATTGATACACCATTTACCTTATATCGTTTGTGATGCACTTCCAAAGGATAGCGTGAACCGCAAATCCTGCACTTATGCCCATCCCTTAACCTCACATTCCTTGCAACCTTTTCCCAATATGGATTGTTAAGAGAACGTGCATAATTGGACTTGCGGCCACGCTTATGCTGCAATCTACTCATCACCTACAGCATCATTGAATTCTTCTTCACCCATAACTTCACCATCATTATCTGGAAGCATGTCATGTTCCTTGTCAAACTCTTCATCAGAAGGTTTCTCCGGAGCAGGGAAGTCAAGACCGAACAGCTCCATCATTGCTACACGGTTCTTATCTTCCTGAGCCCACAATGATGATTTATCGTAGGATGGAATCTTTTCAGATTTGGCCAGTACGACCTTACCGTTAAGAATGGAATAATACAGGAAATACCCATTCAAAGCAATACGGAATGTCTTTGTAGCCGGAAGTTTCTTTTCCTCCGTTCCTTCCTGTACTTTTGCAGCGTAATCCTTAATCTGCTTGCTCAATGAATTCAACCTTTCCTCAGCATCCGTCTTGATGCGTTTGGCTTCCTCCTTAGCATTCAACAAAGAATTCTCAGCTTCAGGAAGCTCCTGCTCTACAAGCTTGCAGTATTTCCCACGAAGGTCCGATTTCTCCACATCATCCATGTAACGCAGCGCCATCTCGTTCTCAGGGAACAAAGCATTGAAGTGTTCATTCACTGCCTTAAGGATGTCTTTCTCACTCTCAGCGTTCTCAAAATGCAGTTCCATTGGAAACTGTTCCCGAACTGCTTCCGGAAGAACAAATTTCAGTTCTTCCGGTTCGTAATCTTTAATTATTGCCATATTTAATATTTGGTTTCGTACTCGGCGGCAAACGACGAATAATATTGGTCTGTAGGTAACGGTAGCTGTATTCCGTATTCAGTCATTATATCAGTCTTGACGGCATCCAGGAAATGTGACATCTCCATTGTGCTAAGTCCCTTTGTGCCCCTTGCAAGTTCCGTCCTCTCACCTTTCGGGGTGATAACCATCTTCGTAAGGAATTTCTTACAATACAGGTCATGTATCGTTTCCACCCCTTCCTTTGTACTCCAGTACGCTTCACCGGTGAACTCACGTAAGGCACCACCCACGCACCTGAACCACATCCACATGAGCGCGTTCTGGTCAAGCGTCCTGGGCTTAGTCTTTCTCTTGATGGTAAGAGTATATTCACCATTACGGAGAAGGCTTAGCATGAAGTTGAAATCCTTGTCCATGGTAGCCTTCCCGTCTTTCTTAATAATTGTAGCCTCCATAACAATCAGAACGGTAAATCATCACTTGGAGTCTATGATGGTAATGGAGCTTCAGAAACATTATTCTGTGAACCACTCTTAGATGTTGTGGAAAGAATCTCCATGTTATCTGCGAATATCTCTGTGATATATCTCTTCACCTTACTGTTATCTTCATAACTTCTGGATCTGATTTTACCTTCGATAAAAACCTTGTCTCCCTTGTGAAGATATTTACCTGCAACCTCAGCAAGCCCCTTCCATAGTACAATATTGTGCCACTCTGTCCTGTCCGGTACCTGAGTACCATTCTGCAACGTGTATCCCTTTTCCGTCGTTGCCAGTGTGAACTGGCAGACTTTTGTTCCGGAATCAAGCGTTCTTACATCAGGGTCCTTTCCAAGATGCCCTATCAGCATTACCTTATTAAGCATTTTCTTACTCCTTTCTTAATGTGATTCTTATAGATGCAGCAGTTTCAGTCTCCTTGATGTACTGTTTATACAACTCAGGATGCTCAGATTGAAACCTCTTAGTGTCGAAAGATTTTTTGATTCCTGCAGGTGTTATGGTAGCTTTCAATACACCTGTGTCCCACGACTTGACATCGTGTTCAACCATTGCGCGTTTCAACGAATCCTTGAAACCGTCAATGAACGGCTGTATTCTCTCAACTTCCGCTACAGCTTCAAGATATTTGTTTATCACGTCCTTTGGCAATAGCTGTACTTCATCCTGCTTGTGTTCAAGTGCAGTTTCAGTATCAAGGTAACGTGTTCCTTCAATCTCACACTGCAACAGCCTTTTGACCTCCACGTCAGATTTTCGGACAAGTGGAATAAGCTCTGACTTTTCATTGTAAAGCCATACACCGTACAGTTTAGAAACCTTCAGCTCAGGATTCTGCTTTTCGAACAGGTACGCATATATTGACAACTGCCATTCGAGGTATTCAATATCCGGCTTATACGTTGTCTTGATGTCGGCAAGTGCTATAGTGCCATCCTTCTCCCATACACAATCAATGTTTGAAGCGAAGTGCTCTTCATCTGATACAGTGTATTCATTGTCAAGTGCAGAATAACCGGCACCAGTACGTATCATAATATAACTGACTGCCTCCTGGCTTTCAGGCTCAAATCCTGTAACGTCTGCAAACTGGCAGTCATGATGAACCTTTGTTCCCCTTTCTGCAGCCCTTTCTAATACGAACTGAGGAACATCCTTATACTTATCCGGGAACAACTGTCTCTTAATCATTCCCGTTATTCCTGAAAGCTGCTTGTCGCCCAGGAAATAGGTGTGGTTCTCTTCATTGAAAACCACACCTGACTTAACTAACTCTATCATTTTGGAAATCTTTTACACATTGTTTGAATCTCATTCTTAAACTCAAGATTGTTTTGCATAGCAGCGTATTTTTTCCACACAGCATTAACTTCGGCTCGACTCTTACATACCTTTACTTCATCAATCGCTTCCTTTAGCTGTTTACCAGAAAATACACTTGAATTTTGCTGAGTCTTTTCAGACTTCTTTTCCTTTGGTATAGGGAACTGGTATCTTATTACACCATTGTTGTCTACAATGATACATTTACTAACCTCTCTGTTCTCGTCATACTCAATCTCACTTACAGAGAACTTAGTATAAGTAGAACATTTTCCCGAAGTGCTCTTAAAGATTTCGTTTGGTTCAAGTTTTACCCAAATAAAAGGTGCCGAGTAAAGTTCTCGACCAATACCCCAGTTGAATCCGGCACGCTTGAATGCATCGGAAGCCTGACCTTTCTCCTTTTCCGTATTGGATTCAGTTCCGACATCCTGCTTGCTCACCCATTCCTTTTTCTTTTCATCGTAGATTGATATTGTGCAGAATAGGTTTCCGTTCACAACTTCGTGGTCTCTCTTCCAGTTCATTGGTCCAAACACCTCATCAAGAAGTCTCATATCCACCCGGGCATCCTTGTACAGCAACAATGTGCATCCTTTCTCATTGATTGTACCTATTCGGCATTCAATCTCGTTTGCTTTCAGGGGTCTTATGTTCACAATTTTGTCAGAAAGTGTCTGTTGCACTTCTTTTTCTTCCTGTTTTTCTTCCTGATTATCTTTTTCAGGAACTTCTGTTTTAGCTTTTCTTTCAGCCATAATTAAAATATTAATGGTTTGACTTTTAATTCTTTACATCTGTAAAGGTAGTTCAGATAGTCAAGTTTTGCAATCCGAAACTTCGCCATTTTTACGCCTTAACGTATGTTTCACAAATAGGCTTACACAGCTCTATCACACGTTTGCAATTATCCACATCAAACATTCCTATGTGGCAAACTTCATGTGGTATCCCAAGTTGACTTGATAGCCACAAATAAGCCTTATTTCTGTTAGATGTATTAGGGATATGCTTCTTCCAAATTTTGTTTATAAGATTGGTTTTGGCGATTTGGTCAAAATAAAAATGTGCTTCTTTCTTGGCCTTTCGTAGTTCAGCATTTGCCAAACGTCCTAATGCCTGGTCTGTACCTTTATGTACGCCTACATAAGCCCTACAATCGCGACAGAGATAAATCATACCGTATGAACGTCCGTAGATTACAGCGCTATCCACATATTCGGTAGGCTTGCCACAATAGGGGCAAATCTTACCAGTAAGTAATTCATCCATTATCTCAAAGCATTTATAACGTCTCCAATATCTTCGCAATCAGTAATATCTTTAAAAGAGATATAGCAATTATCACAACCATAGCCATCACCTGAAGGACTATTATCTACAATGGTGTTTATTTCTTCAAGATTATCCTCTTTGATTGCTTTTACAACAGTATTTAATCGTTTAATAACAGCATTCTTCAATGCCTCCTTGTAGCGTTTTTTAATTATCCTACTTACTTCTTCATCTTTCATTCCAGACTCTTTCAAACAGCAGAATAATTCATTTCTAAAATCCTTATCAAAAATCTTTTCCATATAATTATATTTTAGTTTGTAGTACCGGCAGGATTCGAACCTGCAATGCTTGGCAATCTTCACGTCTTATGCGTAGAACAGTATGATTCGTTTTACATTGATGCCCTGTTTTCATAACATCATAACCAAGTCTACTAAGAGTTGTCAGCGTCTACCAATTCCGCCACGATACCATAGAGTCCGAAGTTCCGACACGGTGCCATTGGCATAACCCCGAATAGGTTTTCGGACTAAAATGACTATGAAACACACACACCGGAACACGATGTAAATTGTGGGCACTACGGGAATCGAACCCGCATCTTCGACTAACAATAGAGATTTCTAACACTAACAAACAAACATGGAATGGAATTATGCCGATGTTCTACCATTAGACCAAGTGCCCAGGGGAAAAATAGTACGGACGACTTTCACAAGCCAGTCCGTACACCAAGAAATTAAAACGTAAACATTTATGTAGAAAATAACCACCTTCACAGGCTTTTAGACTTGTTCCTTTTTTTATGTCTCTTCTTGTACGAACAGTACCTTAACACATCAGCACCATTGCAGAACCATTTTCCGTTCTGACAATCTGCCTTCTTCTCAGCACGTATCTTACCGCTCTCAACAAGCTTTTCCAACCGGTTCTCGGAACCGACTATTCCTGATGCCTGAGACTTGCTGAACTTTATTCCTTCCATTGCAAGAAGTATGTTCTCAAGAATCATTCCTGCTGTATTATCTGACAAAATTGTAGTCATAAACTTCCCATTTAATTCGAACACCATCAGCTAACACGCGTTACAATTATTACTCCCTTTTCACGATCTGAAATGCAAGTCCATTTCATACCATTACGTCTCTCCTTATCAAGACGGCAAGTTATCGTATTCATGACCGTAATCTTCTGGTCAATATTGAACACCTCATCACTGCCAACCTTCATGTTACGAAGGGTAGCAATAACAGGTTTTCTTTCAACTACTTTTTCCATATCTCCTTCCACGTTACAACATTCAATTTAAACGAACACACAACAAATATTACGCATACAAGCGTCCAGAATCCCTGCAACTTTCCCTGAGTAGAAAGTGCGCTGTACAACAAGCCCAAAGAGCAGGATGTTACGGCCAATGACAAGATAAACGGTGCCAGTATTTTAAAAGACAATATGGCAAACCAGATATATGACAAAATTCTCATAACAACTAAATTTTAATTCGCTCCGAGAGACGGATTCGAACCGCCACCTGCACCAAAAATCCTTATGCCCTCAGACTGGTGCCGTTCTGCCATTAAACAACCTCGGAATGTTCCCTCCGAGATTTTGTAATCATGGGATTTTTCCGGAGGGATTTCTTAATTTTACGCTGTCAAACTAAAAAATTAAGAATAATGAAAAAGTTTATTACTATTGCAGACACCAACGGCAAATCGTGGTGTATTAACACTGATGCAATTATCAGCGTAGAAGATTTAAGAGGTCAAACCGCTTTTTATCTCAAAGAAGGCAAAGCACCAATTATCACTAACCTGAAGTTTGAGTCTGTTGTTGCGTTGCTTGACGCTCGTTAAAAATCCGTATATTGCGGTAAATAGGAATGGATAGAAACCTTATTATAAGTGTCGTTCTGTCTGTTCCTATACAGTCCTGCAAAACCTTGTCTCCACACTTTATATCACCGACAACCTTATCGACGATATATTCTTTCTCAATAATCGCTTTCATTTTCAAGTGAGTTAATCAGGGCTGGAGAAGGGAGTCGAACCCTTACATCAACGATAATCATTATTGCATTCATCTATTTTTTATAACCCAGTGTTGCGCTCTACCGTTAAGCTACTCCAGCTATATCATATCGTAAAACCTATTACAATAGGCCGAATTGCTACAATTCTACACTCTGTCGGACCGCCCGTTATCCACGGTGAATTACTATACCATACCAGTATGTCCGTCAGCCAAAAGATGTCAAGGAACTCTTCTCTATTGTTCCCGGATAGGCGGTCAGGCCACACCGGGATGTGATTTGTCAATCACCGAAAACACTAATTCTCATCTCTTCCTTTGAAGGAAATAGTTCTTTCTCGGAATAGGATGCAAATGCTTCACTGGAACATTCCTTTTCTTTTGGAACCAACATGTAATAGTAGTTCCTCTGTACTCCGTCGGAATCCACACTGATGTTGATACCCTTGATTGTTTTCTCTTCAGCCTTCATTCCTATAAGTGTCCAGACTTTCTGTCCTGGCTGATACTTGGTTGGTTTAATTTCCATAATGGTTTTGACTTTTAGTGAGGTTTTTATTACGCAAATTTGTATCTCAAATAATCGGCTTCACTTGCAAAGCCGGGGTCAACGATGCCGAAATCATCATCATTTTCAACAATGTGGCTTTCAGCAACTTTGAGTTCATCTTCAAGAAAACTTATGAAATCTTCCTTGCTGTCGTCTGTATTGAAGTAAGATTGCATCTCTTCTTCTGTCATAGACTTTGCTTTTTCGATGTCAGTTTTAAGACTTTCAGCTTCATTTTCGTAGAAAAATTCATCAGTTTTCATTTTCAATTATTCGTTTTAATTTCTATTTTTGTATGTGTGATTGATTGTATTGCAAAGGTAATCCATTTTTGGATAATTGCAAATAATAATATCGTATTTATAATCCATTTATGGATAATTTAACATTTATGTAGAATTGATATGGTCGAAAGAATTAAAGAATTAATAGCCTATACTGGATTATCGGATAGAGCTTTTGCCTTAAAATGTGGATTAAAGCAAAATACTTTCAGCAGACAATTAAATGGATTGAATGAAGTCAGCACACAAACAGCATTAAGCATACTTTCAACTTTCCCTGAAATCTCAGCAGAATGGCTTCTTCGCGGTACAGGAGAAATGCTGCTGACATCTGAACAGCCAACTGCTTCAAACGAAAACGACAGATTAAGCAAGCTGATTGACACAATAGCCTTCCAGCAGGACACAATCAACAACCTGCAGAGAAGAATCAAGGAACTGGAAGCGGAACTGATAATAGCTAATAATGAACGTAAGATAGGATAATATGGGAAATTTTATTCAAAACCTCGCTAAAGGTTTCATCAGATCTGCTGTAAACCAAGTTGGCCGAGATGGTGGAAAGATTATAAGCAATCAGATATACGGTGATGCCCACTCCACTCCATATAGAAATACGTCTTCTCAATATACGAATAATGAAGAAGTAATTTACAAAGAAGTTTCACCTGATGAAGTCAGAGAGAAAGCAATAAAAGATGGCTACACACCTGTTTACAGCCAAACTCACTGGATAGTCAAAATATTGTATTTCATATTCAGCACATTTTGGCTGGCAATTTTATTTAAGGGTTTACCAATACTCGCTGCAATACCATCCGTGATATTGCTTTGCAAAGGTGTTAGCAAAATCATAGACAAAAACGAGATTAAAATGCAAAAAATAGCTTCTGTTGCAGTATATAAGCCAGACAGGAGATACAGAAATGGAGAAAGACTGGTAGGATACACTAACAAAAAGTTAGAGATTAAAGTAAAATCATCCGAAGAAGAAGCAAAGGAAAAACAAGCAGTTGGCAATAGCTATGTGATAATGGCTGTCATATCCATTATAATTGGCATAGTATATAATACATAGCACAAGTTAGCAACAAGATAATTAATAATTTATGTTATAAATATAGTTCCACATACGACAATATTCTACAACAATAAACACTAAACACAAAAGTAAAATGAAAAAAGAAAGAATTTTAGAATTAAAAGTTTACAAACGCAGATGCAAATTAAAGAAAAAGAGACAAAAACCAAGAAAGAAAGCATTGGCCGGAGTTTTTCCACGTATCAACATAAAAGTACAAACCAATCTTTTATCTTTTTTCCGAAAAAAAGGTTTTATAAATAAAGACTATATTTCAGATAGAGTAATTGTTCCCAAAATATTCTCTTTTGAAGAGAATAGCGATGACTGTATAACATTCTTTAAATGCCTAATGTCATCCTATCTGTTAACAGATAAAACTACCATTGCAGATTTTAATATATGTGAAAGAATTGATATTACAAATGCAATGTTGTTAAAGATTATAGTAAGAGAACTAATTGAGACAAAAGTACGATATAACAATAGATTTTATAATCCTACAGATAAAGAGATTAAATACAAAAAATCAAAATGCAATAAAGTAAACAGGTCTTTATTCGCTCTAAAGTTAGTAGACAATATAGGAAAGAAAGAAGTAGAGGATGTTAAACCTGAAGAAGGTTTCCTATATTTAGGACTACAAACAAACTTGGCAAGCAAGACCTCATACAAAGAGAACAAAAAAGGAGCTGTTTGTACTATAGTCAGAGAATTTATAAATGAATCACTGGTGCAATCAAACGCAATCCTAAATGCTAGTGGTATTCACAAAATAGACAAACTCTTATCCGAAATTTTTAATAATGCAGAAGATCATAGTACACATAATGAATGGTATGTTGACGGCGTTTCTTTTAAAAATATTATTGATGGAGAACCTATAATAGAACTTAACTTAGGAATATTAAATTTTGGATTTTCTATTTCAGAAGGTATCATTAATAATGAAAAGAAAAACAAAGAAATGATGACAAATATAAAAAAATGGTATAATAAGCATTCAGAATTGAAAGAGAAAGTAGGATCCAAACTAAATAAAGATGATTTATATACATTATATAGTCTACAAGACGGAGTAAGCCGTTTAAAATACGAGGATGAGAGTCGAGGACACGGGACTATGAATTTCATCAGGGCATTTATAACACTGGGGTCATTTGGAAAAGAAAATCCAGACTACAAACCTCATTTAAACATTATATCAGGAAAGACTTGTGTACGTTGTGATAATGAAGTAGAACCATATGAAGAGAACAATAACTACTTCTTATCGCTAAATAAGGAAAAAGATATATCTTTATTACCTGAAGAGAATTACCTTAGACACATGCAGGAATATTTTCCAGGTACATTCCTTGAAGTTAAGATATATCTAAACAAAAAATATTTTAGTAAGACTTTAAAAAATAAATGGAATGAAAACAATAAGGTTAACCCAAGCGCATAGAGGACCAAATAGCACTATGTTCACAGGTAGAAAACAAGGGTATCAAGTAAGAGAAGAATTAAAACTTAACCAATGTGATAAAGATAGAGAAGAATATGAAATATCAGTACCTGAAGGAACAACATCATTCAACCCATCATTCTTCTTAGGATTATTCTATGAAAGTATATGTAATCTTGGAGGTATAGACAATTTTCATGAAAAGTATAAAATTACTTTTGAAGATGAAGACCCAGAAGTCATAAAATGTCTAAAAGAAGATATTGCAGACAATGAAAGACAAGCTGTAATAGAATATAACAATAGAAAATAGTTTATGGATAATTTACCGTATATTCATTTCAAGAATGATTCGTTAATGAACCAATCTTTCATCTTTGCATACCAACCTTTAGATAGCTTATACTACGACAAAAGAGAAGATGAACTAGAAAGGCTTGAAAAGATTATAAGTACTGATTTTTATGCAAATGTAATTTCAACATTAGCAATAATATTAACTATAGCCATATTCATAAGACAAAATTATATAAACAACAGAGATAGAAAAAAAGAGACAAAAAAGAGTTGGTACATGTCTGTAATAATACAACCCAATCTCAACAATATTGATACATTCTATAATCAAATACATCAACGAATTAATAACAATATTAATTCGTTGAAAAGAATTAATGACGGCAGATTTATACCAAGACAAAAGGCAAGAGCTAATAGAGCACTTAGAGATTTAAGAAATGATTTTCTTGACAATTTTGTTACGATTATACAATCATACGATAAATCTCTTGCTACAAATATAAATAGAATAATAAACGATTTACAGGATTTATGTTCAAATCAAATTGACAACTATTCAAATGCAGATATATCCCAAATAAAAAAGAGAATATATGAAAATAGAGCCTCACTAATAAGCCTCCTATATGATGGGATAAAAGAAGAAAAAGAAAAGTGGTATAAAAGAATCTTCAAATGGAGAAGACAGTAATAGTATTCCACTTTTATTCCAGTCGGCTAAAAGTCAACATTTATAATTAATTGATTTTCAACGGGAAGTGTCACATTCACAAGATTAAGTCTAGTTTAGTTTTTGTGTTGTGATACTCCTGCTGAAAGTGTTCAGCGGGAGTATCTTTTTTTTCATCTGTTTCAAACAAAAAATATGTTTATTAACAAAAACGGAGGAGAAGGATGTTAAAAAACAACAACT